CGTGTATGATGGAACGCAGGCCCAGATTACGCATATTGACGGAGGACTTGAGCTTTTGCCAATGATCGATATGACTGATCAAGTCGCTAAATGGGATGAGGAAAAAGGCAGCCAAAAGCGGAAGAAACGACGCGGCTATAGGCGCCTCAGGGATTAGACAATGCCAAAAAGGGCAACCAGTCCAGCAACTGAATACCGACACCGCGAGTTTGCCAAGCAGTTCATTGTGGACTTCGACGGCGGGGCTGCGGTCGAGCGCTGTCATGGGTACAAGGTGACTGGTCACAATGCTACGGTAGCGGCTGGCAGGCTGCTCAAAGAAGAGCGCGTCCAGCAGTACATCCGTGAAGAGATGGCAGGCCGCAACGAGCGCGTGGAAATCGAGCAGGATAAGGCGCTTCGGGCACAAGAGCAGCTGGCGTTTTGGGATGTCCGAAGTTACATCCATGTCCAAGATGAGAAGATCGTCGCCAAGCGGATAGAAGACTTGACGCCCGAGCAAGCCGGGGCGATAGCCAAAGTCAGGGTTATACAGCAAGACGCGATCACGAAAACGAGCATTGGTGAGCCCAAAGTGATTCAGCTGATGCGGATTGAGTATGAGCTTGATAATAAGCACGACGCGATCCAGTCGCTATTTAGGCACCTAGGTTTGTACGAAAAAGACAATAAGCAAATTGCTGATATTGGCCATGGCTTATCGAGTCTCTTAAACTACACGCGGGACCGAGTAAATGGCTCAGACGAAAGCGCACGCCAACTCCAGTTTTGAGGCCGAGCGGGAAGCCTATTTACAGCTTAGGCAGCTGTGGAAAGACGACCCCGAGCGCTACTGTCGCCAGCGCTTAGGGCTCAATCCCACATGGCAACAGCAGCAAGTCTTGGATGCCATCAAGCGGCCAGGTGCCAAGGTCTCTGTGCGCTCTGGCCACGGCGTGGGCAAAGATGCAATTGCAGCGGGGATAGTGTGGTGGTTTATGGAGGTACATGACTATCCGCGTTGCGCCTGCACCGCTCCATCTGCGCATCAGCTCAGAGACATCTTGTGGGGCGAACTCGCCAAGTGGAAGCGCCGAGCCGATCAGATATCAGCTAGCAGCGGCCACATGCCAAGGTTTTGGCTCGACAGCCTGTTCAAGGTGAACCAGAACAGCATACAAGATGTAGCCTCTCCACTCGAGTGGTACGCCATTGCGCGCACGGCACGGAGAGAGAACCCGGAAGCGCTACAGGGGCTCCATGCCAGCGACCTCGACATTGACGCGAGCGGCAAGTCTGCAACGAGTCGAAGTGATGCTTCACTTTTGTACGTTTTGGATGAAGCCAGCGGGATACCTGACATCATCTTTGAAGTGGCAGAGGGCGCGCTATCGGGCGCGGATTCTCGCGTCTTGATGCTGGGCAACCCGACGCGAAACACGGGGTACTTTGCCGCGAGCCATAAGCACAGGCGCCAAGACTTTACCGCGCTACACTTTAAGTCGAGCGAGAGCCCACTCGTTGACGCGGACTTTAGAGACGGGTTAGTTAGGCGATTTGGCGAAGACAGCAACGTCGTTCGGGTGCGCTCAGACGGCGAGTTTCCCAAACAAGACGACGATACGCTCATTGCGATTGATTGGGCAGAAGCGGCGCTGTCGCGTGAATACAACCCGCAAGCGCGCCAGCCTACCGGGATGAAGCGGCTTGGCATCGACGTGGCCCGTCACGGTAGTGACCGTACCGCCTTTGTGGTTCGCCATGATTTTTTGGTGCCCTACATCGATATCAAGAGCAAGCAAGATACGATGGTGACGGCTGGCCAAGCGGTGAACATCGCTGAGCACTTCCAGGTTGACGATATTGCAGTGGACGTCATCGGCCTTGGTGCGGGCGTGTATGACCGACTCGTTGAAGTCATGAGGGAGCGCAAAGGTAACCGTCAGTGGCACTGCACCGTCACCGACGTCAACGTTGCCGAATCGGCGCCGGTTAAGTCTGAGCAGGATGATGCGCAAGGGGCGAAGCTTAGAGACTACTTGTGGTTGCAAGTGAGGCAGTGGCTTAGGGAAAAAGAGCCGTGCTTCATTGCAGAAGACCGGGCCTACTGCGAGACACTAGCCGGCGAGCTGTCAACGCCAAAGTTCAAGTATGACAGCTCTGGCCGCATTGTCGTGGAGAGCAAGGACGACATGAAGAAGCGGCTATCGGCGTCGGGGACGTCGGATTTTGCACCATCGCCTGACGTTGCCGACGGCTTATGCTGCACATTTGCACCTATTAAAGCGCCGCCGCCTATCATTATGCCGATGGGTGGATCGCAGCAATCGAAGTGGCATGTATAGTCAAATGGTATGGACCTCATAAAACAAAAGGCAGTGCATGTCTCCATACACGGCGCTTATTGGCTTCTCGGCCTGGCTAACATCGAGGAATGATACGTTGACACTTGGTTCGCATCATGATGCTAGCACGATTGTCGAATTGATACAGAAATGGTGCGAGATACAAGGTATTGATATGGATGATTTTAACGATCATGACTTGAAGCCTGCTGATGGTTCTGACTGATGGGAGATGACAAGATGAATCCCATGCTAGCTGCATTCGTGGTGATCGCTTGCGTTTTGCTCTTCATTGCGTTCCTTATTGACATGGTGGCTGGCAGATTATATTGGTGGTAAGTGTGGTATAATTCCTTCGCCATGGGTCGCTCCCATGGTTTGGCTATTTGGCCAAGCGCCTCTGTGAGTTCACTCGCCACAGGCAGAGGCGCAAGAACACTGTGGCGAGTGGAGAAAATATGAGATGGCAAACAAGGATTTGATAGTATTCAACCGACTGGAAACGGTGGCTGGCGATGTTGAGATTTCGCAAAGAGCTGGTGACGGCTATGTCAACATTACGCAGATTGCGAATGCCGCCGGTAAACGCGTGACCGACTGGCTACGCCTCGATGATACCAAGGAATTCCTAGAAGAACTTAGTTCCGATACGCATATTCTCACCTCGAAATTAGTGATCGTCAGGAGGGGCGGAGACTATCGAAACCAAGGAACATGGGCTCATATCCACGCAGCGATAAAATTTGCCGGTTGGTGCAATAAGAAATTCGAGCTGCAAGTTTTCAAGTGGTTTGAGGCATGGATCACTGGAAAGACTTCCACGCAACCCGAACCTTCCGAAATCATCAGGCTTCTTTTCTACGAAGATGCTACTCCATGGGAAAAACGAGTCTCTGATGAATTCTATATTCAACAAGAAAGACTTTTCGGTATTAAGTTCTATCCTGGTAAGGGTGCTCCAGTAAGCAAATATGCTTCTAAAGTATTCTACGATCTGATTATTTGCAGGCTGCCTAGAAGCGTCCAGGAAGAATTAGATAGGTTGAACCCAAGAGGGGATGATGGTAAGCGCAAAAATACGCACCATCAGCACATGAAGCCAGAGCTGCGAATCATCTACGAAAAGCTTGTACAAGACTGCATTATTCACATGATGATATCGACAAGTAAGGCTAGCTTTGAATATACGTGGGACTTGCTACATCCTGTCAACAGGGAACAAATCCAATTGCCACTAATAGACCCAAAGCACGACTTTGATAACTAATCCCTAGCAAAGGTGCCCGTAACCATGGCTGATACCACATACGCAAGCAACGGCACGATACGCCCGTCCGTCAAAGAGATGGGTACCAGCGGGTTGCGGGTCATTGGCGGGCACCTTGACGAAGAGTTTGAGGATGCGTGGCGTCAATACCGCAAGGCTCGCACCATTCGCGAGATGATTACCGACCCCATGGTGAGCCGCAGTCTTTGGACCTTCGAGCTGCTCATCAGAAACGTCAAGTGGGACGTGGAGCCAGCCGACGAGAGCAATGAGGCGATGCTCGCCAAAGACTTTGTGCACCAAGTTCTGTTTGAGGATCAGAGCCATAGCTGGAGTGATGCGCTGTCCAACCACTTAACCATGCTGTCATTTGGCTGGGCCTACCATGAACTCGTTTGGAAACGGCGGCTAGGATACCGTAGCGTCGAGCCGGGGCTCAACAGCAAGTTTAACGACGGGCGCTGGGGACTTCGCAAAACGGCGTTTCGTGCCCAAGATACGCTGTGGGAGTGGAGCAAAGACCCCAAGACGCAAGAGTTTGACGGCATGGTCCAAATGGACAGCTACGCCCATCCGAGCCGTGGCACCGTCAAGCTTCCACTCGAAGAATGCCTGCTCTTTCGGCTCAGCAACTACAATAGCTCGCCGGAAGGCAGAAGCTTGCTGCGCTCTGCCTATGTGCCGTGGTACCACAAGAAACATACGCTGACCTTCCAAGGTATTGGCATCGAGCACGACTTAGTAGGCATCCCGCTCATTCGCGTTCCCGCCAATATCATGTCACCAAGTGCAAGCGACGACGAGGTGCGAGTCAGGAACCAGTTCGAGCGCATGGGCGCCAACATCCGCAAAGACGAGCAAGCCTTTGTGATGCTGCCGTCGGTTAGAGACGATCACGGCGAGTATCTCTACGACTTTTCCCTCATGTCGCTACCCGGAAGCGGCGCCCGCATCGATACCAAGCCCATCATCGACGCGCACAACCAAGAAATCGTTACGGCACTCATGACTGACGTCGTACTCGTAGGCCACGAAAGCGTAGGGTCACATGCGCTGCATTCGAGTGTGACGTCGCTACTCTCCTTTGGGCTTGGCGGCGTGATGGACAGCATTGCAGAAGTGTACACGCGCCACTTCTTACCGCGGCTGTGGGCGGCCAATGGCTTGCATCCGGATACCATGCCAAAAGGCGTTGTTCACGGCGATGTCGAGACGGTCGACCTAGACGAGCTGGGCAACTTTGTGGTGCGCATGGCGCAAGGCGGCTTTGACTTGAGCGATGTGGAAAACGAGATCAGGCGTCGGGCGGGATTTCCTTTGCGCGAAGAAGACGATGTTGCGCCCATGGTGAGGAAGCCTAATGTGCCTGTGCCAGACGAGGAAGAAGGCATAAATGAGCTATAGAAATCGGGGAGATGGCTCTAGCGTATTTTTCAGGTACGCATTCGAACTCATACCAGAGCTTAAAGACGATCCATCAGCAAGAATTACTGTGCACATATGTGAGTATGCAGAATCATACAAGGCAACCCTCCGCTGGAGTGGCGGAGAAGTCTGGGCAGAAGTTAGTGATATGGATGCATGGATGGATGATATAACGCCAGCTAAAGCACTTGCCGACAAGCTTATTAGTCGCTATAAGCTTGCTAAGCAGGTTGTAACCTAATGTTCACCTTAAAGGCACGAACCACGCCACCTAAGCGCCGGTTTGCGCAAGAGCCGTCAGATGATGGGTTTTGGCAGACGATACACCGTATTGCCGACAAGCATTATGTGAAGGTGCGGCGCCTGGTGACGGGATTCTGGGACAAGTGGCGAGAGCGGATTGACTATCCGCGTTTGTTCGACAACATCTTGGCCAACAACATCCCGGCCGCGACGTCTACTATCGAACGCGCGTGGATGGATGCTGAAAACGAATTCATCACGGACTTACAGCCTGCGCTTTTACAGATTGCAACAGAGTCGTTTGACGCCACCACAAAGCAGCAGATAGGCACCATCTTAGATGTGACGGCAAGCCGCGCCATACAAGAGTGGGGCAGTCGGCACATAGGTGAGTGGATCACGCAGATTGGGCAGACAGAGCGCGAGGCCATACGCCAGGTGATACTCGACGGCATGCGCAAGGGGATGAGTGCCGAAGCCATCGCCAGAGATGTGAGGCAGTTTATTGGCCTGACCAAGCCACAGGCGGACACGATTGCCCGGCTTCGGGCTAGCATGGAGCAAGCCGGTATCCCAGGCAGGAAGATTGAGGATGCGATTGCTAAGCGCACACGGAAGATGATCCGAGAGAGGGCAACCGTCATCGCTCGCAATGAGACGATCATGGCCAGCAAACAGGGTAGTCACCAGGCATGGTTGGACGCAGGCTATAGGGGCGAAGTCGATTTGAACACAGCGCGTCGCTTTTGGGTCATCACGCCACTTGATACATGTACGATTTGCCTGCCCATACCTGGGATGAATCCAGAAGGCAGGCGACTAGATGAGCCATTTATGACGCCAGCGGGCGCCCTGATGAGTGCACACGCCCATATCCAATGTCGCTGCGTGGAGACGGTGAAAATATGACAGCACCATGTTTACCAGATGTTCCAAAGCAAGCGCTTCTCGATAAGGAGAGTATTTGGCATGGCCTTCTATGTGTCATAGACGAGTCGACCAATGAGAATGTAGTAGGTGCATCCGAAGTAGACACGGTTGAAGGATGGGTCAAAGTATCTGATAGGTCGCTCGAACCGCCAAAAATCATATATGACGAGCCGCCAAAGTCGATAACGCTGCATGGCCATTACCGACTCGAATGGACAGATGAGGCAAGATTACTTTTCAGCAAAATCAGACATGAGTCTGTAAGAACAAATGGTGAATTCGAGTACTTAACACCCTCTTTAGTTAAGAGAATGGTCGAGATCGTCTGCTATTCTGGGCTTGACTATGGGGAGACAAGAAAAGACTGCTTGGCATTTTATGGCTTAAAGAATGAGATATTCCACTCACGGCAGGCATGGAATGAAAGAAACCACGCAGACATATCCTGAAGTCCGCTGCGTGAAATGCGGCGTGCTCCTATTCAGGGGATGGATGACCGGCGAAATCAAATGTCGGTCATGTGGCACATTGCAGCAAATCAAGGCTTTAGGCTATAATGCGCTTGACTAAATAGATACGCAATCTTAATATCATAGACTATTCACTCTGAGCCCACTGAGGTCCGTAGGGAATCCTCAAGTGGGCTTTTCTTTTTTTGGAGTGGATATGCCGTACGCACGCAACTCAGACCTTCCCGATTCTGTGAGAGGCGCACTCCCCGCCTCAGCTCAAACTGTATGGCGAAACATCTTCAATAATGTGGTAGCCGAAGGTGGCTCTGAGGAATCCGCCTTTCGCCAGGCTTGGGGCGGGCTTAAAAATCAGGGCTGGGAAAAAGACGAGTCGAGCGGCAAGTGGCATAAGGTCGAAAAGCACACCCAGGTCGACATCCCCATCAGCAAAATAGATACCAGCCAAAACCTAGTCTTTGGCTGGGCCAATGTGTCAGTAGGCGCAAGCGGCGATCTGCTCACAGACCTCCACGGCGACCAGATCGAGATTGAAGACTTAGAAAAAGCCGCTTACGAGTTCAACCTCTATTTTAGGGGCAGCGGCGTCAATCATGAGGGCGACGCCATTGGCCAGGTGATCGAGTCCTTTGTGGTCACACCTGAGAAGCTCGAAAAGATGGGCCTGCCTGATAATGCTTTGCCTCTAGGTTGGTGGTTTGGCGTGTACGTAGAAGACGATGCAGTTTTCAAGCGGGTTAAGGACGGCGAACTTAGCATGTTTTCGATCCAGGGTAGCGCCATTAAGGAAGCGGACTGATGGCCACAAAGCTAAGAAAATTAAAGATTAATAGAGTTGATCTTGTGGGAAAAGGGGCAAATCAAGAAGCCCATGTCCTCTTGTTCAAGCATGATGATGGCGAGATTATAGACGCAGAGGATGAACATACAGACCATTTGGATAGAAGCGTAGATTCGGCAACCTTGCCAGATAAATCCTTAGACGTAGAGGATGTGGATATGCCCCCTGATGCACAAAATGAAGCCTTGGATGCTCTAAAGGCTGAGATCGAAAGCCTAAAAAGCACCAATGAGACGCTTGCTAAAGAGCTTAGCGATGCGAAAGCCGACATTGCCAAGCGAGACGATAAGCACGCAGAGGAAGACATCTGGAAGGGCGTTTCTCCTGCGCTCAAACGGATGTTTGAAGAGCAGAAGAAAGAAACAGAGATCGCCAAGGCTGCGGCGCAGTACGAGCGTGATGAGCGTATCCGTCGCGAGTGTATCGCAAAAGGCGAAGCCTATGAGTTCCTGCCTGTCAATCCCACCAATGACTGGGAAGTCTTCAAGGCCATTGACGGGCTAGACGATACTGTTTCTGACCGCATTTATGAACTCTTTCGGGCAGGCGACACTAATCTCAAGAAAGCGGGATTGCCCAATGAGCGAGGCGTTAGGGGCGGGGATAATGAGGGCATTGACCCTTACGAAGAGATCGAACGCCTTATCTCTGAAAAAATGAGCAAATCTGCTAATGGCTTAAATTACTTGGATGCTTCTAGTCAGGTAATGCGTGAGCATCCTCATCTCTACAAGTCCTATACGAATCATAGCAAAGCACAGGTAGGGAAAGGGGAATAACAATGGCGCTTGAACTTCATTGCTTTGGCCTTTCCTGTAAAGCCGAGGCGGATATGACGGCAAAGCAATACTATGCTGTCGAGCTAACGGGTGCAGGCTTATTGGTTGATATTCCTGATAACGCTGGGGACACGGTATTTGGTGTCATTCAGAATAAGCCGCCTATTGGTGGCGCTGTAAGCGTCATGATAATGGGCGTCACATTGTGGGTATCCGATGGTAGCGGCACTGCTATTGCGGTTGGTGACGTAGTGGGAACGAACAATGTCGGTAAATGCGTGGTTAAATCTGCTAACAACGCAAAAGTCGCAGGCATTGCCCTTTCTGCATCAACCGCCGATGGCACCATCATTGATGTCTTACTAACTCCTGGCGTCTACCTCGGCGCGTAGCAAAGGATGCCCGCATGGCTGAGCCTACTTCCTATGATCTCCACGTTAACCAATTGCTGACTAATCTTAGCATTGGTTACAAAAACGATACGTATATCGCAGATCAGGTATTTCCGATTATCCCGGTACGGAAACAATCTGACATTATCCCGAAATACAACCAAAGCCCATGGTTCCGTGATACCGCAGAGCTTCGCGCTCCTGGAGAACCTAGCCGCCGTGGTGGTTTTTCCGTGAACTCTGACACCTACTACTGTCCTCGCTATTCCTTTGGGTTTGAGATTCCTGATGAATACCGTGACAACGCAGATAGCCCGTACGATATGGACCGTGACGGCACCTTGTTTGCGACTGACCGCATCTATCTGCGTCGTGAGTTGGCATTTGTGAGTAGCGTCTTTAGAACGACCGTATGGGGCGCGGATAAGACGGGCGCTGCAAACGGCGCTGACTTTGTGCACTGGAGCGACTACGCGACTAGCACGCCACTGCGTGACGTCACGGACTATATGGACGGTGTAGAAGCACTTACAGCCCGGGCGCCCAACACGGCAGTCATGGGCAAGCCGGTA